ACTATAAAGGATTTAAATTAGGAGAACTTTAAAATGCCAACAAAAGCAAGATATCTTGCAGACCTTTTAAATGCATCTGGAGAACTAGACTCCACAGGTGCTATTGAAGCGATACAAGACCAGATTTCAAGTCTGTTCGCTGCTGGAACACATACAGGTATATCATTTTCATATAATGACTCATCTGGTACATTTAGTGCAACAGTAGGTGCAGAATTCATACAAGACACAGTGGGAGCTATGTTTAGTTCCAACAGTGAAACTAATATTACAGCAGTTTACGAAGATAGTGATGGAACTATCGACCTTGCAGTAGAACAACAAATCAATGGAACAAATCCATATTACTATAAAATACCAGTCACAGTTAGTGGTAGTAAGTTTGTAATTGATAACGAATCACAATATGTCCTTAAGTTGGCAAAGGGTGTAGTTTATAGATTCGACCAATCAGACAATACAAACGCAAACCATCCTTTAAGATTCTCCTTAACATCGGATGGTACTCATGGTGGTGGTTCAGAAATTGGAAGTGGACATTACGACATTTATAATAAAGTAGGAACTCCAGGCTCTGCTGGTTCATATACAGAAATTTCATTTAAAATGGGTTCTGCAACTGCAAACAACCCAGCATTTTACTATTGTTCAAATCATAGTGGTATGGGTGCATCTGCAATTGTAGGTACACCATCAAGTACAACATTCGTACCAGAAGGAACAAATCAATACCATACAACAGAAAGAGTACAAGATGTTACTGGTGGAATGTTCTCTGGTAATACAGAAACAGGTATCACTGCAACATATGAAGATTCAGATGGTACAATCGATTTAGTGGTTGCAGATTCAGACTTTGCATTAACAGGTGATGTTACTGGTACTGCAACACAAACTGCAAAAGGTAATGTATCAATTGCAACAACTATTGCAGCTAACAGTGTTGCATTAGGAACAGACACAACAGGAACTTATGTTTCAACTGTATCTGGAACTTCAAATGAAATTGAAGTATCTGGTTCTGGTTCTGAAACTGCAACAGTAACAATTGGATTACCAGATGATGTAACAGTCGCAGGTGATTTAACAGTTAGTGGTGCCGCATCAACAAGTGGTAATATGACAGTAGGTGGAAACCTAACTGTAAGTGGTACTACAACTACAGTCTCATCTTCTACTCTTGCAGTAACAGATGGTGCAGTTAAAGTTGCAAAAGATAACGCTGCAAATGCAGTCGACTTTGGTTTATATGGTCAGTATGTTGATGGTTCAACTACAAAGTATGCTGGTCTATTATGGGATGCATCTACAACTAATTCTTTTAGACTATTCCATGGTAACCAAACAGAACCTACAACTACAGTAGATACTTCTGGAACAGGACATTCAGTTGGTACTTTAATATCAAATTTAACAGGTGATGTAACAGGTAATGCTGATACAGCAACTGCACTTGCAACTGCAAGAACTATTGCAGTCGCTGGAGATGTAGTTGGTTCTGCATCTTTTGATGGTACTGGAAATATATCACTTAGTACAACAATTCAAGCTGACTCAGTTGCATTAGGAACAGATACAACAGGTAATTATGTAGGGACAGTAACAGCAGGTACAGGTCTTACATCAACAGGTGCAACTTCTGGTGAAGGTATTGCACATTCATTATCAGTAGACGCTGCACAATCTCAAATAACAAGTTTAGGTACTCTTACTTCATTAACAGTAGATGATATTAGTATTGATGGTTCAACCATTACTGATGCTGGAGATTTAACATTCGATATTGGTGGTGACATGAATATTGATGTTGATGGTGGAGATATTAAGTTTAAAGATGCTGGAACAGTATTTGGTGGATTCTCACAGTTCTTAGGTAGTATGGTTATTAGGTCTGGTGCATCTGATACTGCAATGATTATCGGTGACAGTGATGGTGATGTCATCATGGGTGGTGATGTTGGTATTGCTGATAACAAAAAATTAAAATTTGGTAGTTCAGACTTAACAATCTATCATGACACTTCTAACAGTTATATTGATGATGATGGAACTGGTAGTTTAATAATTAGAGGTTCAGAAGTAACTATAGGTAACGCTGCTAAAAAAGGTGTCAGAATGGTTGCTGATGGAGAAGTACAACTAAGACACAATGATTCTACAAAACTAGAAACAACTTCAAGTGGTGTCACAGTAACAGGTGGTGTCACAGCAACAACATTTACAGGTGCATTAAGTGGTAATGCAACAACAGCTACAGCATTAGCAAGTGCCAGAACAATACATGGAGTATCTTTTGATGGTAGTGCAAATATTGATTTAACAGAAGTTATAGAAGACACAGTTGGAGCTATGTTTGCAAGTAATACTGAAACAGGTGTTAGTGCAACATATCAAGATGACGATGGTACAATCGATTTAGTAGTAAGTACAACTGCATCAACTATTACAGACCTTACTGAGTCTGTAGAAGATATCGTAGGTGCAATGGTATCATCCAATACCGAAAGTGGTATTGCAGTAACATATGATGACTCAGATGGTACTTTAGACTTTAATGTATCAGACCCAACATTATCTTACACAGGAGATGTAACTGGTTCTGGAACAATGACCGATTTAGGTAATACTAGTATTGCAATGACTATTGCAGCTGGTTCAGTAGACAATGCAATGTTATCTGGTTCAATTGCAAACAGTAAACTTGCAAACTCAAGTATAACAGTTGCTACATCTGGTAGTTCAACTGCAACTTCATTGGGTGGAACAATAACATTTGCTGGAACAGCAAACGAAGTAGATGTATCAGAAAGTTCTGGAACAATTACATATGGATTACCAGCTGATGTTACAGTATCAAACGACTTAACAGTTAGTGGTAACTTGGTAGTTAGTGGTACAACAACTCAGTCTGGTGCAACAGTAACAGACTCAAACTTTACAGGTTTAACAGATGCAAACTCTGGAAATGCAACAGACTTTGGTTTCTATGGTAAATATGTAGAATCATCTACAACAAAATATGGTGGTTTATTCTACGATGCATCAACAGATAATACATTTAGATTATTTACAGATACACAAGTAGAACCTACAACGACAGTAAATACATCTGGAACAGGATATACTGTAGGTACATTAGTTGCAAACATTACAGGTAATGTATCTGGAACTTCTGGAAGTACAACAGGAAACGCTGCAACTGCAACTGCACTTGCAACTTCAAGAAACTTTACAGTAAGTGGAGATGCAACTACAGATTCATCACAATCATTTGATGGAACAGGTAATGTTGCATTACCAATTACACTTGCAAATACTGGTGTATCAGCTGCAACATATGGTGATGCAAATAGTGTTGCTCAAGTAGCAGTAGATTCAAAAGGTAGAATAACAAGTGCATCTAGTGTAGACATTAGTATGCCTGCATCACAAGTATCAGACTTTGCAGAAGCAGTATCAGACCAAGTGGGTGCAATGTTCAGTTCAAATACTGAAACTGGAATTACAGTCACATATGAAGATTCAGATAATACAATAGACCTAGTAGTAGGAACAGTTGCATTAGGTTCTGGAACTTCTGGAAACTATGTTGATAATGTCACAGGTGGAACTGGTGTTACTGTAAGTGGTAGTGCTGGTGAAGGATGGGAGCCTGCAATTAGTATTGGACAGGCAGTTGGAACAACAGATGATGTAGAGTTTGCAGATGTCACTGCAAGTGGTAATGTGGTAATCACAGGAAACTTAACAGTTAATGGTTCATCTGTAACAAACAGTTCAACAAATACAACTATAGAAGATGCATTAATAGAACTTGGTTCTGGTAATACTGGTTCAAACAGTAATGACTTAGGTCTTATACTTGAAAGAGGTTCAACAGGTAACAATGCATTTATGGGTTGGGATGAAAGTGCAGATAAGTTTGTTGTAGGAACAACTACTGCAACAGGTTCTTCAACTGGTGACTTATCTATTACTACTGGTACATTGGTTGCAAACATAGAAGGTAATGTCACAGGTAATGTAACAGGCAACGCTTCTGGAACTGCAGCTACAGTAACAGGTGCAGCTCAGACTGCAATTACAAGTGTTGGTACTTTAACAGGATTAGCAGTAAGTGGTGCAGCCACAACAAGTTATACTACAATTGGTGCAAGCGCAAAAGCAATGAGAAATGTATTCATACATAGTGCAGGGCCAGGTGGTTCAGATGGAGCAGTTGGTGATATCTGGATAACATACTCATAAGTGTAATATATAATGAATGAGGAAATTGATTAATGAGTTCAAAAGTAAAAACTCCAGCGGGGTGGAATGATACCAATGGATGGAGAGTAAAAACTCCATCTGGATGGAAATCTGTTGTCGATGTAAAAAGAAAAACTCCAACTGGATGGGAATTCCAGACTGGAACTATACAGGTGCAACAACCCTTTACACAAACTTATCAACAACCATTTCAACAACCATTTCAACAGGGATATCAACAACCCTATGAACAGACTATTAGTAGACCTACAACTTATGAGGTAACTATACCTAGACCTACTAATTATCAGACTCCAAGACCAGCAAACTATGAACAAACTATAAGTAGACCTAATAGTTATGAGGTAACTATTCCTAGACCAACACAGGTACAAAATAGTAGACCTACTAATTATCAAACTGCTAGACCAGCAACTTATGAGGTTACGATACCTAGACCTACTAATTATCAAACTTCTAGACCAGCAAATTATGAAGTAACTATTCCTAGACCAACACAGGTACAGAACTCAAGACCTGCTAACTATGAGCAGACTATTAATAGACCTGCTGCCTATGAACAAACTATACCTAGACCAGCACAGTATAATTATCAAACTCAAAACCATAGACCTCAACAGTATAATTATCAAATTCAAAATCATAGACCTAGTACTTATGAACAAACTATTCCTAGACCAACACAGGTACAAAATCATAGGCCAGCAAACTATCAATCTCCTAGACCTGCTAGTTATGAACAAACTATACCAAGACCAACTACTTATCAGACTCAAGGACATAGGCCTGGCAGTTATGAAGCTACAGTACATAGTTTCAGACCAGTTACTAATCAACAAACTTATCAAGTGCAAATATATGTTGCTGGTAATCCTAAATATGGTGCATCTGCAACTCAGTCTCAAACTCCTAATGCACAGTTGATTTGGGGTGGGGTTGCAATGCCAACCTTCCAACCAGAAGGGCCATGGGCTCCAAATAGTATTACTAACCAACAACCTTATAACTATGAGCAGACTATTAATAGACCATCTTATTATCAAATTCAAAATCATAGACCTAGTACTTATGAACAGACTATACCAAGACCTACACAGGTAACAACTCCTAGACCAACTACTTATCAAACTGCTAGACCAGCAAACTATGAAAGTACGATACCTAGACCAACTACTTATCAAACACAGGGTCATGGAACTAGACCACAGAATTATCAGACACAGAGTCATGGAACTAGACCAACTAGTTATGAGGTAACTATACCTAGACCAACTAGTTATGAGGTTACAATACCTAGACCTACTAATTATCAAACAAGTAGACCTAGTACTTATGAACAGACTATACCAAGACCAACACAGGTACAAAATAGTAGACCTAGTACTTATGAACAGACTATACCAAGACCAACACAGGTACAAAATAGTAGACCTGCGAACTATCAAACTGCTAGACCAGCAAACTATGAACAAACTATAAGTAGACCTACAACTTATGAACAAACTATACCAAGACCTACTCAACATCAAAATAGTAGACCTGCTAACTATGAACAGACTATACCTAGACCTGCTAACTATGAAGTTACACTAACTAGACCAGCAACCAGACCTAGTACTAGACCAGCGACTCGACCAGCAAACAGACCATCGACTCGACCAGTTTCTACATGGGATGGAGATATAAACAAACCTTGGCCACCTAGTTAAACCACACTATATAATAGTGTAGATTATATTATGGAGATATTATGTTATTAATTTATGACCACGATAATGTTTTGCACATTACCAATGAAAGAGGACTTCGTTGGAATTATGACAAAGCAGACAAACCACAATTCTCATTTGATTACGATTATTTGTTTTATATAGAACAAGATGATTGTTTTGAAGTTGAATTGGGTGATACCACTTCTGAAATTACAGACGAACAAAAATCTGAAATTTTAGAATATATTAATCTTTTAGAACCACCATTAAAATTAACTCTTGCAAATCAATATATTAATGATTTAAATGAAGGCACTATAGAAAGAATAGACCATGTTTACCGAGAAATTGGAAGTTCAGTTTGTAGATTTACATGTAAAGCAGATGTTATGATAGCTGGACGAGAAGGTTCTCAAGACCCCAGAAGACAAATTGCAAGAAGAATTATGGAATGGTCTGACTTTGCATATGGTTTATGTGAAAGAATAGTTGAAGAACTTAAACAGACTTTAGATGAAGACTTGAAAGATTATCCTTTTTACGAAGAAAATCTTGCAGAAATACCTAAGATAGACCACTTCCTAGAAAATGCACCAGTAGATGAAAGATTTAATACTGATACCTTGGATATTCATGGTGGTGAGGATAACTTAGGTGAAGACAAAAAAGCAGTTTAAATCTAGTCAATATTCTGGTATAAGAGAAGATAATTTCGATAATTATCTTGATAATTATGCATGGTTAGAAAACCCTCTTAACATTGAATACCTAGAAAAACCCAAACCAATAGAATCATTACCATTTAAACAAGTTTGGGTAATTGATAATTATTTACCAAACTCAATATGGGAGTCGTGGAGATTACATAGAGAGGGTAAAAGAAGTTGGGGAAGACAAAATAAAGTTTTTAGAAATAATGAATATCAACATATTTATTGGGGTGAAGGTGTTTACATAAACCTTGGTGAGTCACAGGGTGATAGAGGAAGTAAATTAAAAAATCAATATGGTGGTGGTAATAGAGTTAGTTATGCACTATACAATCATAACAATTCTAGATTTTTAACTTCTACATGGAAAGAAAATGTTTTAGCAAGAGACCAAGAGGGATATAGATTTCCCATAATTGATTGGTTTATTCATAAACTAAGACAAGACTTTAGATTCAATTGGGAATATTTTCAATATTGTGGTTTTAATGGACAAACTATAGGACAAGATGGTACAGTGCATGAAGATACAAGTCTTGATGAAAGATGTTTAGATAACCTTTCATTCTTATATTATGACCAAGAAAGATGGGATAAAGAGTGGGGTGGTGAATTAATATTTTATAATAGAGAGTATCATGACCACAATGTTACTGGTATTCCAGAAGATGAAGAACAATATGAAATAGGGAGATTAGAATATAAACCTAATCGGTTGGTGGTAATGAATGGTGCAATAACACATAGACATCCAGCTCCATCAGCAGAATATACTAAGGAAAATGGATTTCCTTTTCGAACAAGTATGGTAGTTCGTGGAGACAGATGTAGTCTCTGGGAGTAACCATAAGTATTATTATGAAAACAAAAACAATTTTAATTATGGGACTGCCTGGCAGTGGAAAGACCTACATCTCAAAATGTCTACTTGAACATTTAGATGCAGACCATTTCAATGCAGATGCAGTCCGAGCCCAACACGATGATTGGGATTTCTCAGAGGAAGGTAGAATGAGACAAGTACATAGGATGAAAGACCTATGTAGAGAATCCGAAAAACCATATGCAATTATGGATTTCGTATGTCCATTTACTCAAGGTCGACAAATTTTAAATCCAGATTATATAATCTTTATGGATACAATTGATAAAGGTAGATATGCAGATACTAATAAAGCATTTCAAAGACCTTTAAAAAATGAAATAGATTATCTGGTAGAAGACCAGAATGGTGAACTTCATTCAGAAGTTATTGCAAGAGAAATACTTGCAGAAAATAAAAGGTTTGATGAAAATAAACCCACTACACAAATGTTAGGTAGATTTCAACCTTTCCATGATGGTCATCATGCACTTTTTAAAAGATGTTTTGATAAAACAGGACAGGTAGTAATCATGGTTCGTGCAATGGAAAACACTGCAAAGAACCCATTCGACTTTAAGACAGTAAAACAAAATATTAAAATGTTTTTACTAGGAGAAGGATACGAAGAAAATGTACACTATATTATACAGAAAGTACCAAACATTGTCAACATAACATATGGAAGAGATGTAGGATACAAGATAGAAGAAGAGTCTTTTGATAAAGAGACTGAATCAATTTCTGCAACAGAGATTAGGAGACAGCTTGGATTCACACAGTAAGTCTATTGCAAAAGCATTTTCATGGAGAATTATTGCAACAGTTACTACTGGTTTAATTAGTTATTTTCTTACAGGTTCAGTTGAGGTTGCAGCTGGTATTATGACTTTTGACTTTTTTTTAAAATTACTATTATATTATTTACATGAACGAATATGGACGAATGCCCGATAAAAGAAATGGAAATACTATTTGAATGTGTTCAAGACACAGAAAATAGTTTATTTGAACCAATTCCAGCAAAGAAAGTTAGACCAGAATGGTTTAAAAAATTACCTATGTATGTAGATAATTATGGTCATACACCTACTGAAACTATAAAAAAATGTCCAGCTATGCAAGACTGGATGAACATGGGTTATCTAATTAGAAATAGACATACTGTTCTTGTTGCATTAAGTACTGGTAGTAAAGATAAAGAACCAATATCACTTGCACTTGCATTAAAAGATGATATTCCAAAAGATAAATTTAAAAAACTTAAAGAACTAGTTAAGGTATTTAATAAAACTGGTGAGTTAAAAGATACTGATAGAATACATCTGTATTGTAAAGAACACAATCTTCTTGTAGAAGAATTACAAGGTAATTATGTTATTGGTGGTCATCCAGCTGCACAAACAAGAGGTAGTGGTTTTGATGATAAGATGGCATTTAAATTCAAATTAGATTTTTTAATAACTACACCTAAAGGAACTTCTACATATTGGTTAGACCCATTTCTATTTAACAATCCATTCTTTCATGCATGGCAAGGAGTAATAGATACTGATTCATTTAATCAAATAACAACTAATAATATGTGTATCTTTTATCCAAAGGCAGATAATAGTTTTATTATACCAAAAGGTACACCTATAGTACAAGTTGTACCTTTTGTTAGATACCCTTGGAAACATAAGATTGAATACAAAACAAAAGAAGAAATTTTAGAAAAAATGAAAGACCCAGTTGTACAAACACTAGAACAAAGAGGTGATGGGTCAAAAAAACTAAAAGAACACCAACACTTTTACAGAAAAAATCTTGCATCTAAGAAGGAGTTTAAATAATGTTTATACCAATGTTTCCATGGAATGTATTTCGAACAAATCTTGTTAATGAGGGTTATATTACTCATGAACAACTTGACGCAATGAAAAAAGAATGTTATACCATGAGAAAAGAAAATCCAGTTGGTAGAAATCGTTCTAACAATGCATCTGGTTGGCAGTCCGATGATGGTGTAAACAATAGACCTATATTCTCATCATTACTAAATGGTGTTGAGGGTGTTTTTAATAATGAAGTTTTTCCATATTATATGGGAGAACATAAAAATGATTATGAATTACAACATGGTAATTATTGGGTAAATATAAATTATAATACTTCATATAACAATCCCCATACACATCCTGGCTGTTGGTATAGTGGTGCATTCTATGTACAAATACCAGAAGAAACTAAAAATGATGGATGGGTACAGTTTTTAAGAGGACAATCACATCACATGTCAGATTTTCCTCATATGTCTCGAAGGGATGCAGATAATTTTGGATGGATACCAGAAGAAGGTGATTTAGTATTATTTCCTTCTGCAATGATACATTATGTAGAACCACATAGTAGTGACTTTGAAAGAATATCTATTGCATTCAATAATAGTTTTGTGAATATTAATACAGGTGATGTAAACCAAGCTATGGGTGAAAGACCGAGTTTCCATGATGTGATGGAATTCCATGTCTTACCAGATGGAAACCTAGAAAACCCTAAATAGAAGTATATCTTTTATAGAGGGAAGCATGGAATTGGAATCTATACATTTACTTTGGAATTTGGTACTGACTGGAATCGTAGCTCCATTCGTATGGTTTATCGTTCAACTACACAATGAGACAAAACGATTAGAAATACTTTTGAATAGAACAAGAGAAGAAATGAATAGAGATTTTGTTTCTAAAGATGACCTTCAAAAAGATATGACAAGAATGATGGACTCTTTAGAAAGTATCAATAAAAAAATAGACGATTTCTTACTTTCAAATCAGAAATAACATAAATAGTATTAGAGAAAAAGAAATTTCTAATAGGATTATGTTATGGCAGCTCCAAACAGCAAAGCAACACTTAAAGAATATGCATTAAGACAACTGGGTAAACCAGTTTTAGATATTAATGTGGATGATGACCAGATTGATGATATCATTGATGATGCATTACAATATTTTGCAGAATACCACTATGATGGTACTTTTCGTACATATTTAAAACATCAAATTAACGACAACGACCTTGCAAACCAAAAACAGGATGCAAGTATGGCTCAGTCATCTACTGGTTCACATATATCATCTAATATGACATTTAAAGAGGGACAAGGATATGTCGTTCTTCCAGAGTCAGTATATTCAGTACTTAGAGTATTCCCATTTGTAGATAAGTCTGGACTTAATATGTTTGACTTAAGATATCAGTTAAGACTAAATGACTTATATGATATCTCTTCTACATCTATCATACAATATGAAATGGTGCAAAACCATATTCAATTGCTAGATGAAATTTTAATCGGACAAGTTCCAGTAAGATTTAACAAAGCACAAAACAGATTATACTTAGATATGGATTGGTCAGCTGCAGTTACAGCTGGTGAATATATTGTTATCGATTGTTATAGAAAGATAGACCCAACACAATTTACAGATGTATACAATGATGTATGGTTAAAAAAGTATGTCACAGCATTAATTAAAAAACAATGGGGTCAGAACCTTTCTAAGTTTGAAGGAATTCAATTGCCAGGCGGAGTAACCCTACAGGGTAGACAAATCCTAGAAGATGCAAATACAGAAATTGAAAAGTTAGAGGAACAAAGTAATTTATTACAGACTGAATCTGCTATAATGATGGGGTAATCAATGCCTACTAATGTATATTTTAACCATGCAGTTCAATCAGAACAAAATCTGCATGAAGACTTGGTAGTAGAATCTCTTAGATTCTATGGTCATGAATGTTTTTATTTACCTAGAACAATTGTAGATGAAGATGAATTGTTTGGTGAAGATACATCATCTAAATTTGGTGATGCATACCAAGTAGAGATGTATATAGAAAACACCGAAGGATTTGAAGGTGAGGGTGACCTCTTGTCTAAATTTGGTGTAGAAGTCAGAGACCAAGCAACATTTGTTTTATCTAGAAGAACATGGCAAAGATTTATATCATTAGATTCCAATCTTGCAGTATCAACAAGACCTCAAGAGGGAGATTTAATTTACTTCCCTCTTGGAAACCAAGTATTTGAAATCAGATTTGTAGAACATGAAAACCCATTCTACCAGTTAGGTAAACTTAATGTATTCAAACTACAATGTGAGACTTTCGAATATTCACACGAATCAATCGATGTCGGTATTGCAGAACTAGACAATATCGAAGACCAGTTCTCATATCAAGTACAAATGAACCTTGGTGCTGGTTCTGGAGACTTTGTAGTGGGTGAAACTGTAACTCAAACTGTCAATACTGGTAAGACTGTATCTGGTCAAGTGGTATCTTATTCATCACTTGGTGCATCTAATAAAGTACTTAAAGTTAATAACATTACATTTAGTGATACTGATACTCCAGCTGGAAGTACTATGTTTGTACTATCATCAAATGCAAACGCAGGTAATATTGTAGGTGCAACTAGTAATGCAAATAGACCAGTAACAACTGCACCAGACCAATATGCAATGCCAAATGACCCACTTGCAGACAACAAAGATTTTGAAACTGCTGGAGATAACATAATAGACTTTAGTGAAAGTAATCCATTTGGGTCACTATAAATATATACATGGCAATATGGTATTTAAATATGTTACAAGAGAATGAATCAAGAATGAAGGTTTTTCAATATATGAATCATCAATTTTGGGGTGATAATAATGGTCGTAAAGCAGATGTCGGTAGAACAGGAAACTCATGGGGAGTTCGATTCTACAAAGATAACATGTGGGTTAAAGACGAAGTATACAAAAACAAAAGTGAATCTTATGCAGAAGACGCTGCAGAGAATTATGTATTAGGGATAAAAGATTAATGTTAGGTAAGGCACATTTCTATCATGAAGCAATCAAAAGAGCAGTATCAGTATTTGGTACTATGTTCAATGAGATTGATATTCAAAGGGATAACGCAAATGGAAGTGCAACTCAGAATGTAAGAGTACCACTTTCATATGGCCCTAAACAAAAATTTATTGCAAGATTAGACTCTGCCGCAGACCTTATGGACAATACAAATTCAAGGGTTGCAATGACTTTACCTAGAATTGCATTTGATATTACAGGATTGACATACGATGCAGAAAGAAAACTTGGTAAATTAAAACAATATAAACTACAAGATAGTGGTGATAATACTGTTTTAAGAACACAGTTTGCACCAGTTCCTTACAATATAAACTTTGGTTTATATGTTTTATCTAAGAACACAGAGGATGCATTACAGATTGTAGAACAAATACTACCATTCTT